TAGGTGTTGTCGAGGATCGTCAAGACCCTAAACACTTAGGGCGTGTAAGAGTTCGCTGTCTGGGGTATCATAGTGAAGACCTGAATCAGATCCCTACGAAAGACCTGCCATGGGCTCACCCAATGAATCCTATTACGAGTGCTACTGTATCAGGTGTGGGGCAGTCCCCTATAGGGTTAGTCGAGGGCAGCTGGGTGATAGGTTTCTTTCAAGATAATGCAGATGCTCAGATGCCTATTATCATAGGGTCTTTGCCAGGGGTGCCTACAGCACTTTCTTCCCTCACAAACAATCTAGGATTTCAAGACAATACAAACGCAAACTATCCCAAGTATCTCGAAACAGATATGAATCGTCTTGCAGTCAACCTCAAAGAGGATGGTGCTGAGACCAACCCTCATAGCAGCCTCACGCTTCGCCGTGCAGATGTTGACCTAGGAGTATCGATTGCTGACATTGATGAACAGATTGATATTGCAGGGGTAGGCAATGGGAGTATCGAAGTTGATCTAGGGGACAGCTGGTCTGAACCGATCACTACCTACAATGCAGAGTATCCGAAGAATCATGTGATGGAGACAGAGGGCGGGCATATACGAGAGTATGACGACACGATAGGTGCACAGAGAATACACGAGCGACACGCTGCTGGTACAGGCTATGAGATTGACAACGATGGCACAAAGATCACACGAGTCAAGAAAGATCAGTATCACATAGTATCAGCTGATGACTACATACACATACAAGGGGACGCTAAGAGTACGATAGATAAGGGTCTTAAAGTCTTTGTCAATAAGAATGCTGAAGTTGGTAACAACTATAACATAGAAGTAGGTGCAGGTGCAAATGTAACTGTACAAGTCAATCAGGGTGACATCAATATGATAGCAGTCGATGGCGATATCAATATGCGAATGAGTGATGATTGTAATATAGATGTTGGCGGGAACTTCAATGTAACAGTTGCTGGTAACGCTTCAGAGACAGTCGCTGGTAAGAAAGATGAGTTAGTCACAGGCAACAACACGAAGACTGGCTCGCGTATTGATCTCAACTAGTATATCATTGAGTATATCATTTGTAATCTGCTGTCTGCTATCTGAGCATAATAGGTTTGAGTATGTTAAGGGATCTGTTGAGGCCTAGATAACAGCAACAGGACGCTTTTACTTCAGAATTTTTTCTCGTGGGAAAAAACAATAGGAAATAGAAATATATGAAAAATCGAATGACTGGTCTCATGTCTTACTTTACTTCAAAGAGTAAAGCAAAGAAACTTGATCGTATGTTGAATCGTAAGTTAATTAAAGCAGTTGATACAAATGCAAATGGTACATCAGGTTATACAGTCAAGAGTGGTCCTAACAAGGGTAAAGTCTTAGGACACATTACTGTTAAACACCCTAACAAAGTATTCACAAAGTCATCTAAGGATATAGAAGCATATAGGGATTCATTTGATGAAAGAGAGTGGCCACCTAAAACGAAGTTCGACTAAGGTATAAATAGTAGTAAGATATCAATTTTTTTTTCGGAGGTAAAATCTAATGAAAGAGTCAGATATAGTACTACACAGGAATATCGATAACAAGATTATCGAGTTATCAAAAGAATATCATCACGGACATGATCTCATTCGGGATCTCAAGAAAGTCAAATTACAACTTAAAGATCGTATTGCAAATCAACAGAGGAAGTCAAGGCAACTTGAACTCTTTAGAGAATACAAGCGAAAGCAGGATCATATCGTGAGCATTGATAATACTAAACTCGCAAAGACAGAGCGAAGGGATCGTAAACGCAGAAGAGCATTAGAACGTAAGGATGCCTTATATAGAACACATCTATACAAGTAAGCAGCTTGCTATTGTTCTCTCTCTATGTTATAATAGCTATATGGTTAGAAATATCATTAAAGACATTTACGGAAATGAGGTCCCTGCAGGTATATCTTTTACAGATTATTGGGATCAACAACACAAATTAGAGGCGTTATCAAATGCTGAGAGTATTCGTCAAAGGGAAGAACGCAAGAATCGTATGAGTACACCTACGGATGCTGATTCTTTGAAAGATGGAAGTCAGAGCGAGAAAAAGATCGAGAAAACTAAAGATGATATGCAGACTGCATAAGTGCCTCCGATGTAATAGAAGCCATTCCGTTTAACTCGTTTTTCGATTGATTGTTTTAAGTGTGTCATTCGTAAATTATTTAGAACGAAATGATGTGATATCTACTAACTATTTAGTGTCATTATGACAAGTAACCAAAAAAAATCGGAAAAATCTTTTTCAACCTACGAGAGGTATAAATAATACTATGAGTAAAAATAAATCATTTGGTGAGCGATTACCAGAATCAACGATTGCTGATAAACTCTTTCGAGCTGCTGCACAACGAGCAGCAAGAGAAGCAAAAGAGAAACAAAAGAAATAACTATGAAATCATTTAAACAAGTAGAAGAAATTGATGCTATCTGTGAAATGAAGTATCAAGACTTAGAGATTACTGAAGCAGAGTATCAGGGCAAGACTGTCAAGTTGAATGACCCAATACGAGGTGGAAGTAAGAAGTTCTATGTTTATGTGAAAGATGGTGATAAAGTCAAGAAGGTATCATTTGGTGATACAACAGGTTTATCAATTAAGCGTGATGACCCTGCACGAAGAAAATCGTTTCGAGCAAGATTTGATTGTGATAATGCAAAAGATAAAACATCAGCAAGATATTGGTCATGTTATCAATGGCGTGCAAATGCACCTGTCGATAACTAGTTCTAAGGATAGAGTATCTTATATATAGTATGTAGTTTCTGCTAAGATCCGCTAGATATAGCAGTATTACTCTTCACCCTCATCTACATTGAATGAACGATAAGACTCTAAGTTCTTTCTTACCTTTCTTCTATACAAAGCATTCATAATGTAATACAAAGGATATAGCAAGGGAAGACGATAGTAACGCTTTCCTCGAACAATCAACATATGCCATATCCAACTTCCTTCACTATGACTGAAACCAACACAACCTTTTAACATCTAAACAATCCCATCTTTCTCTGAAGATAAATGTTTCCAACTAATAGGAAAATCTTCTCTTAGCTGTTCACTAATTGCATTAGCAACAAATCTTGTTTCTTTTTGTGTATCAGGTTTACATCTTAAATTACACACACGAGCAAATGCATATAAAGTTCCTGTCCATATCCATTCTGTTTGCATAGAAAGTGGTAACACAGTTCTTGCCTGTTCAGGTGCAACATCAAAGTAAATGAGTTCTTTGTATATTTTAACAGAATTTTCTATGTGGTCACTATATCTATTTAAAACTTCTTTAGGTAAATCAATTATACCATCAGACCCTTGTTTAGAATCTTTAGGACGCCCTCGCCATAAATTTATTTTCTCAATTTCAGGATCATCTGAAACATATCGTCTAGAGACTTCATTCCAAGATAATCCAACTTGATGCTTTACTAATTGTCTTGCGACATATATGGGTGCCTGTATTCTGAATTGTGCTGTAGCATGAGCGAATGGTGACCAATGATCGTGGTCAACAAGATACTTAATAAGTTTTTCATCCTTATCAGTCATCTCCTCAGCAATTTTAGAATACGAAACTCTGGCTGCATTAACAACAGTAAGGTCATCACCCATTGTATTTAATAGTTCTACTTTCATTCAGAAACACTATCAGGATTTTGAGCTCTTTGAAGTGCTTCGTAATCCTCTTCTGTTTTCTCGTCATGGTAGAATAACATAAGAATTGTATAGTGTAATGATTTTAATAAATCAGCACGATTGTATCCTTTCTTCTTACCATATCGCATAAGGTACTTAATTGAATTACCTTGACAAAACTCTTTGCCAATATCTAAGTCTTTTAGAATTTCTTGTACTTGTAGACCAGACTTATTACTATAGTGCTGACCGTAAGTACTATCAATGTATCTTTTTAGTTCTAAGATATATTGACCTTCTTTAAATTTATGTGTATTGTCTTCCATTATATTCTCCTTCTAGTTCTTTTTCATATTTTATATTTTCTTCTTCTTCATCAAATGAAGAAATCACATCTTCATTAACATATTGTCTAGCAAGATGAGCCATTTCATAGTTATCAAAATCACTCTCATTCATATTTAAAGTTTCTTGATACAAAAAGTTTGTTAATGATTCATCTGTGAAGTGACCATTCTCATAAGCATTTGCAATCTCAGCAACTGATTGACCTATATCAATCATTTCTTTTGTTGGTAATGTAAATTGTAGTTTTTCCATACTATGTATAATCCTCCACATAATCTTTGAGTTCAGTAAATTTATAACCTAGATCAGTTGTATTAACTTCTAAATCCTCATCATTTGTTTCATTGAATTTTTCAATTTCATTTTCCATGGCAGTTTCTGCCTCGGTCAATATTTTATTAACCTTATCTTGTAGTTCTTCGTATGTCATATTTTCTCCTTATACATAATAAATTATTAGTCCGATCACACTTGATGAAAAGGTACATATATTCGTGGTTACGATTGCATATTCTTTCCATGATATACCCACACCAAACCATAATACTGAAGCAGTCATTAGAGTAAATGAACTCAATGGGTGTATATCGATTGCGGCCAGAAATACTCCTACCACTACTGCAAGAGTACCTAGCCATTTTAAAGTTGTGATTAACTTAGTTTCGTGTTTCATTTATTCTTTTCTGTTGTGATCTAGTAATATTCAAATTAGTAGTCTGTCTAATTTGATCGCCAACCCAATCAGGATCGATATCTAGAAGTTTACAATAGTATTCAAACATTTCATCTTTGTTAAGAATCCATTCTAGTGCAGCGACTTTATGTTTTAAATACTTTTTACTAACGCCAGTATATCGGGCATCTTCGATGGCCTGTGTTATAATAGCAGTTACTAAGTTTTGATTTGGTGACATCATATTATTTTACCTCTTTCAGATATTTTGTATTAGTTAGTTTTTCAAGTCTTGACAGGTGTTCACTTATCATACTCAAAGGAACTCTATATTGAATATTAGTTCCTGTTTCTGATACGATACATTTTGTTCTATTGATTTTTTCAAGAGTACCGTAGATAGTTGACTTACCAGCAATCGCAATTTTTACATATGATCCTACCACGAATGTTCTTCTTGCGGCAAGACTAGCGATTGTATTCAGTTCTCTTTGTCTGTCTTTGATAGCGTCAATGACATATTTCATATCTTCACTTTTTAATGTTGATATTGTCATCATAGCAGTTTGTAAGTTTCTATTAGTTTTCATAATGTAGTTTCTCCTTATATTGAAATTTCGAATATATCTTCTTCAGATAATCCGATTGATTTACCTAGTTCAGCAGCCTTATCAGCATACTCATTTTCATCACCGATATACTGCCCAGCAAGACAAGCATTGTATTTCATTACAAGGTCTTTTATCTCACTCATGGTAGATTGTATATTTGTATTTGTGTCAAATGTATTGGTCATAGTTTTTCTTCTTTCTTTTTGTTGTTAATAATTAATTACTATTTGGTTTTGTAGTCTGATAATTAGTTTATCTAAATCTAAATCTAAGACATAATCGTAGGCATCTTTTTTTAGTTGTTTAGCATAATCTAGTTTAGCGAAAACATCTTTACAATTTTGAAATTCTTTTGAAATTTCTGAAAAAGACTTGTATTCGAAGTTATCGATTTTTAATTTTTCTTTTGATTTTAGTTCTTGGTGTAGATTGTTGTTATTCATAATGATTCTTTCTGTTTCTTTGTTAATATACTCTTATTATACACTATTCTACGGCAGATTCAAGACATTTCGGGTTCAGCTGCCCGAAAGTTGCCCTATGTACTCATTTTGTTCTAATATAAAGACAATAAAAACAACAACTTAGTAAATCTACGAAAACTGCAAGATTTTAAGTCTAATTTAGTTGATTTTTCGGGATATTTTCGGCATTTATGGTATGATAACCCTTTTCTACCGAATCAATGGCAACTTCGAGAAATTTTACAGTATCCTCTTCACCCAACATGGCAACATACGAATCAACTATGACTTTAAAGCACATAGAAACGGTTGCCATCTCTTTACCTGGGTTCTTTGAAATGATTTCTGCCATATCCACTTGTGCTTCCATCAAGATTAGTTCTTCATCACTCATACTATTATTATACACTATTTCAGGCTATTTGTAAAGCAGTCTTATAAATAGTTTATAAAGTATTTTCAAGGAATCAAAAATATGTACGAGTACAAATGCAAAATAGTTAAGGTTGTTGATGGCGATACGGTTGATGTAGATATTGACCTAGGATTCGGTTGTTGGTTAAGAGACGAAAGAGTCCGTGTTATGGGTATCGACACACCTGAATCAAGAACTAGTGATAAAGTCGAAAAGATATTCGGTCTAAAAGCAAAAGAGAGATTAAATTCTCTTTTAGGTGCTAACGCAATCTTACAGACACAGGTAAGTAAAAATGGCGAAAATATGAAAGGCAAGTTCGGTCGTATTCTCGGTAACTTTCTAACAGAAGATGGTAGTAAAATTTGTGCTGATATTCTAGTACAAGAAGGTCATGCCGTACACTATACAGGTGGTTCAAAGGATGCTATTATTGAGCAACATATGATAAACCGACAAAGATTAGTTGACGAAGGTGTTGTGCCTTGTCCTCCTGGTATGTCATCTAACAATCCAGAAAACGAAGCAGTTAAAATAGCTATACAAGAAGATGAAGTTATTATAGAAAAAATTGTTGAATTTCAAATACCAAAAACTGTGAAGAAAAAAAAGAAAAAGAAAAGTAAAAAATAAAGGAAATTATTATGTTTAAGTTTATACAAGAAATCTTTTTTCCAACTCCTAAAAAAGTAGTTAAGAAAAAAATATCTAAAAAGAAAAAGAAAAAAACATCTAAGAAGAAATAATGAAGGGTCAATTTATCGTCAAGGTAGGAACTTCTTTACTAGAATTTTCTGACTACAATAACATACCTGATAAATTTGATAATGTGATTAGTTTTAAACCAGAGTATCCGAGTTCTCCTCATAGTGAAGAAGATCACGCATACATAGAAACTTTTGATTCTAAATTAAAAGAGTTGATGAAAAGAGAAACTAATGCCGGCAGTAACTAGAATTGGAGATGCTGATGTCGCTCATTGTAGTGGCATGACGAGAGCACAAGGTTCTGGTAATGTTTTTGCAAACGGAATAGCAGTATCAAGACAAAGTGATAATAATACTGGTCACTTACTGCCTGGTGTTCCTTGTCCTTCTCACTCTGCACCTATCGCAACTGGTTCTGGTAGTGTGTTTGTAAATACTCTAGGGTGTGGTCGAGTTGGTGATGGAATATCAGGATGTACATCCGTGGCTGCAGGGTCAGGTAATGTATTTGCTGGGGGTTAAACAATCGGTATAAATATTGTAATAGGAGAGATTACGAATGTCAAGATATGACGCTACACAAAGTAATGAAAGTAAAACAAGTTCTAAAATCTTTAAAGATTTAAACTTAGACTTTCAACAGAATTCTGCTACGAAAGATATTCAAAAGATCACGGATGTTGAAGCTGTAAAAAGAAGTGTACGAAACTTGATTAATACGAATCACTATGAAAAACCTTTTCATCCAGAAATTGGATCTAATTTGAGAGCGATGTTATTTGAATTGATAACTCCTCAAATGAACCATGTGATAAGTAAACAAATAGAATTATTAATTAAGAATTACGAACCTAGATGTAGACTAGTTCAAGTAATCACAAAACCACAATTTGATAGAAATGGATATGCTTGTACAATATCTTTCTATGTAGTTAATTATCCAGATCCAGTAATAGTAGAATCATTTTTAGAAAGACTAAGATAATATGGCAACTAAATTAGATATATCAGAATTAGATTTTGATACGATAAAAGATAATCTTAAAACATTCTTATCTCAACAAGATGAATTTAGAGATTATGATTTTGAAGGATCTGGTATGTCAGTTCTTCTAGATGTATTATCATATAACACACACTACCTTGGATACAATGCTAATATGTTAGCAAATGAAATGTATCTTGATAGTGCTGATTTAAGATCAAGTGTTGTCTCTTTAGCGAAACAAGTTGGATACACACCAACAAGTGCTGGTTCTTCTACTGCAAATATTAACGCACTCGTAAACAACGGAAGTGGTTCTTC